TTATCTAGTTCTGCAGTTGTGCCATCAACCGTTTTAGTAACACTTGCAAATGCACTCTCATAATCAATAGCTGCTTTTGCTCCAACTAGAGCAACTGCTCCAACTGCCGCACCTGCGACTGACCACTTCTTACCTACTGCCATCGCAGTATCAGCCGATTTCATACCTTGTTCGCTAAATGATTGTAAACTAGTTCCAGCACGATAAAACGAATCATTTCCTAGCGCTATTTCTCTACTAAGGCTTTCGTATTCTCCCTCAAGTCTAGAAATTTCAGAAGTTGCTTCGTTAAATCGAATAGCAGCATTTTGAGCCGCTGCACTTCCTCTTCCTTGAGTCTCTACAGCAGCTTCATATCTTGCGTTGTATTCACCTAAAGCTTGTCTCTGAATACCTATCTGCTTTGTCAGCCCTTCTAGTTTAGCAGCGCCTGCAGTAGCAGAACTCCCATAACCAACAATACCTTGACCTGCAAGTTTTGTTTCACTTTGAGCTAGTTTTAATTCACGTTTCATCGCTTGAATATTCTTCTGAAAATCAACCGTATTTAAGGCGACTTTAGCGCTTAATGTTCCTAAACTATTTCCTGCCATTTATTTTCCACCCCATTCCCTGGTAAAAGTTAAAACGCTAATTGATCCGCATATTGTAAAACTGGTTCTTTACTTTCACTCTCAAGCCAATCTCCTGTTTCTAAATCTAATGTCAGAAAAAAATCCTCACCATCTATGCGGTCAGGGCTCCAATTATATTTTTCCATTAAGTATTTATAGAAGCGTTTGATGAACAATGAAGGCTCTACTCCATTATCATCATGAACTACTTCCCCTCAATGTCTTTTTCTACTTTTCTACGGCCATCGTTTAATTGAATATTGTTTAATACATCTTGAAATAAGTTGAAAAAATCTATAGAATCTGTCATTTCGAATCCATTTTCAAATTCTTCTTCTGTACAACCGAAATAATTAACTATAAAATCAACAGCTTCATCCAATTCATTTCGCGGATATCCAGTCGCCAAAAATGTTTCTCCAATCACTTCTAGGTATTCTGTTCCCTTGCGAAAGATTCCAAAAGTAATCGTTTTACTCTTGAATACTTTTTCTTTTCCATTTAATTTAAGTTTTAATTCCATTATTTTTTCCTCCTAATTTAAAAAAAGGCTAGTCAAAAGACTAACCTTAATTAATGATTAATGATGTTCCAATTACTGCGTCCCCTATCCCAAGGGGATCATTAGGGTGTAACTGGTGCTGCAGGTTCTGCTACTTCTTCAAACCATTTATCAGTCACTGCTTTGACAGCTGGTTTTGTTCCGTCATCTGTCAATTTATAGTTATACTGATTATCAAAGTCACGAGCTAACGAACGACCTGTTAAAGTAGGAGTTTGGAAGTTGATATTTTCGCCTTTAGTTTGGAATGATTCTGCAAATCCACTAGCAAAACGAGTACGATATAGCACGCGGTATTCAAAACCACCACCAACACCACGAGAGCGTGGAATTCTGAATGCTACAGCAAAATACGGAGCTTCATCATTCACATTAGAAGCTACACCACCCAATGAATCTACTTTTTTACCAAGCAACTGACCTTCTACTCCTGGTGCTAAATCATCAATATTCAATGATAAGTCATATCGAGTAATAGCTGTTTCGTATTCAATCTCTGAATCATCCCCATCTAAACTTGCTTCTACTACGTTAGGGGTTAAATCTACTTGAATTGCTTTAGCAATACGAAATGGTTCTCCGTATGTTGGTAAAGCACCTTCTACTTCTGTTTCAATTGGAAAAGCGAATAGTTGTTGTACACCAATTTTAGCCATTATTAATTTCCTTCTTTCGTTTAGTTTTATTTGTAAAGCGAGTGTTCTATTTCCTGTGAATACAAAAGAACCCGATTGCTTATATTGTTATCTGTATCAAATAACAAAGGAATTTTCGTTCCTCTTATAAACCCGAGTTCTTTCATTTTTTCATCTATTAAATTTTGTACAGTTCCATGACTTCCATCTTTAGAAAACAAACTAATCTGAAAAGTTAAAAAACTAGTCTGTTCTTCATCATCTGCATACATTTCTGGATCATTTTCAAGTTCATAAACTGCAATAGCTGGATAAAGCGCGCCAGGTAACTTATTTGCAGATACGTTAGGCACTGCGCCAACTTTTGCCACCCATTTTACAACTTCTGGGATTGCGACTATAGACTGAACGATATCTTTAGTCATTTCAATAATCATGTGCCTAACACCTTCCTCAGTTCACTGACTTGAATTTTTAATACTTCATTCTTGGTTGAACGTATTGATTTTTGAACATTTGGTTGTGGGGCTTGATATACAGTTCCGAATTCTACAAATTTCATGCGCCAGTTCGTTTTTTTATAACCAACATCAACATGCTTTTCATCAGTCGCCCCACCTTTAACATTCGTAATCACAACATCATCTTTCGCATGACCTTCACCGTATTTATGTCTAGCATTCGTTGAAACAGGTGTACCTCTAGTGATTGAGTCCTTTAAAGGTTCCGCAGATAGCTTCAACGCTTTATTGACACCAGTATTCATTTTTTTGTCAGTTAAATCTAGAGCAGTCATCATTTGTTGAATATCAAGACTCATTCCGTCCGCCATCTGCAGTCGCCTCCCCTGATATAACTGTTTCTATGTTCAAACCATCGGCATCGCCAACCATTTTCACATTAAACATTTGACCATCTACTTCAAACTGCATATTTTCTGTAATTACATTAGTAAAACGTGTGGTTAATCTAACGAATTTACTAGCTGTATCTGCAGCACTTTCTATTGATTCTTGATTAGCTCGTACTAAATCTTTTTTATTGCACCATCTTTTTTTATAAGGTTCCATTTTAGGAATCAGATTACCACCAGGATCATACTCCGAATCCGTTTCAGAAACTTTGTAAAATTGGATATATCGATTGTAACGAGCTACTTTAGTCCGTTTCCTCATCAGGATCACTACTTTCTGGCATATTATACTTCATTGTATTGATAAGCCCTTGGAGCGATATAGGAAACATTTTAATATCCTTAAAATCTGTATATCCCCCGCGATTTTCCATCATAGTTCCTACCATTTCAGATATAACTAGGGGCAAAATATCGCTTTTTTCATCGTAAGCACCTGCCCCTTTTATTAAAGCAATCGCTCCTTCAAACTTACGCTTTACTGTAGGTTCCTCTTCCTCGTCCCACTTAAATTCGAGCATTAAATCATCTACAGTTATCATAAAGTCTCACACTCCTTTATTTAGCGATACCTGAAGCTTTAAGAACAGAAATAATTGAGTTAACTACTGTAATAACTGCAGGTAAGTCTGCACCTGCTGCCACATCAGTTAAAGTTGTGCTCCCTGTAAGCTTTGTTAACTTAGTGAAATCTGCCTTAGCCAACAACCCATCTTTACTAGCTGTTGCTAATGATGGATTCACATCTCCACCAGCATCAATCAAGTCTGCAAAATCTGCTTGAGTTGGTTTAGCCCCTGTTACAAATACTGTTTTTAATTCTTCTTTTGTTTTTGCCATTTATTTCCATCTCCTATTCAATAATTAATGTAGTTCCTAAAACTGCGTCCCCTATTCCAAGGGGATTACTAGGGTGTAACTGGCGTTTCATCTTCGATAGAGTTAAACGATCCTAAGAAAATAGCTTCTTCATCCGTTAGCACAACATCAAAACGATCAATAACACGAACTTTAGTAGTGTCTGTTTCAAAAGCTCCTCCACCGATATCAGTTGATTTTAGAGACATTTGTTCACGATCAAATAAAGTTACAGCTTCTTTTAAATCGCCAATCCAAATAGGTGACTTGCTAGCAGTGTTAGGTAACCAACGATCCCCAATTACAACTAATGTCCGTCCATCCAGTAATTTACGAGTAGGGTCTTGAACATTAGGTTGCAACAAATATGAACCATCTGAACGTTTTACTTTATCCAAGATATTAAAACCTGATTGATTTGTAATAAATATTGTAGTAGACAAAATTGCAGGGTCAATTTTTTTATTTAATACATCTTTAATATCATCGAATTTTGTAATGCTAACTTTTTGAGAAGTTTTAATCGTATTTACAGTATCGATAATCTTTTTATTACGAGTTACTACAGTTTTACGAGCAATCCAAGTAGTCAAGAATGCCAAAATATTTTCTGCAGTATCTTTTAATAAGGTATTTGTAAGAGTGTTGATACCCGCATATCGCT